GTGCTGGTACAGGTAAAACATTTGTAACTTTGTATCTTGCATTACAAGAAGCACTTAAACAAGGAACATCTATTGATAGAGTAGTTATTGTTCGTTCATTAATACCAACAAGAGAAATTGGATTCTTGCCAGGCGATGAAGAAGATAAAGCTGCATTGTATCAAATACCATATTCAAACATGGTACAATTTATGTTCAAGCAACCAAACGAAGATGCATTTAGAGGTCTGTATGATGCTCTAAAAAGACAAGGAAGTTTACACTTTGTATCTACATCATTTTTAAGAGGGTTAACATTTGACAATTCAATCATCTTAGTAGATGAATGTCAGAACTTAAATTTCCATGAGTTAGATACTATCATCACAAGAGTAGGACAAGATTCAAAAATATTCTTCTGTGGTGACTTTAGTCAAACAGATTTAACTAAAACCAACGAAAGAAATGGACTACATGATTTTTTAAGAATCTTAGAAAACATGGATGAGTTTAATTGTGTTGAGTTTGAAATACCAGATATCGTAAGGTCTGGTTTTGTAAGAAATTATTTAATTGAAAAAACTAAACTAGGAATAGGGGTAGAACTGTAAAATGAAAATTAGCCAAGAAGGATTATCACTTATTAAAAAGTTCGAAGGTTGTAAATTGGAATCATATAGATGTTCTGCTGATGTATTGACAATAGGTTATGGTCATACTCAGGGAGTATTTGAAGGTTACAAAATAACACAAGAAAAAGCAGATGAATTATTACAAGATGATGTTTGTAAGTTTGAAGTATATGTAGATTATGCAGTAGATTCTAAATTAAATCAAAATCAATTTGATGCTCTAGTAGCATGGACATTTAATTTAGGGCCAGGCAATCTAAGAGAATCAACAATGTTAAAAGTTTTAAACAATGGTGATTATGAATCAGTACCTCGTGAAATGAAAAGATGGAACAAGGCAGCTGGTAAAACACTAGATGGTTTAATTAGAAGAAGACTTGCAGAGTCTTTACTATTTGAAGGAAAGGAGTGGTATACAATATAATGAACGAACAATTAGATTTTCCTGTTTTAAAAACAAAGACAGTTGACAAAAAAAGATTTTATGTAACACCAGAGGGTAATGAATACCCATCTATTACTACAGTACTATCACCTAGAGGTAAAGAGGGGTTAATGAAGTGGCGTAAAAGAGTGGGTGAAAAGACTGCGAATTACATATGCAATAAAGCTTCAACCAGAGGTACAAAAGTACATAAGATGTGCGAAGACTATCTGAATGGTGAAGATATGGAACACCATAAAAAGGACTTTTTACCATATTGTTTGTTCAATGAGTTAAAAGATAAGACTTTTGATAACATAAATGAGGTAATTGCACAAGAGGTAACTTTGTATTCTGATAAATACAAGGTAGCAGGAAGAACAGATTTGATAGCTGAGTATAAAAACGAGTTGTCAATCGTAGATTTTAAAACATCTACCAATGAGAGAAAAGATTCTTATAATGAAAATTACTATATTCAGACAGCAGCATATGCTGAAATGTTTGAAGAACTGACAGGGAAACCTATCAATCAAATAGTAATTTTAGTTGTGACAGAGAATGGCACTGTACAAGAGTTTATCAAAGATAAAAAGGAGTACTTACCATTATTAGAAGAAACATTAGAGGAGTGGTATAAGTAATGGAAATGACATTTACAGAAAGTGCAGCTGACCAAGCAAAGGTAATCCTTGCATCAGAAGAAGTGGGTTTAAATATCCGTTGCTTCATACAAGGTGGTGGTTGTTCTGGCTTTCAGTATGGTTTTACTTTAGATAAACAAAGTGATGCAGATTGGGTGTTCGAAACCAATGGTATCAAACTTCTTATAGACCCTATGAGTGGTGTTTACTTTGAAGGTGCTACTGTAGACTATGTAAATGACCCATTAAATGGCAGTGCATTTACTATCAAAAACCCAAATGCAAAATCCACATGTGGATGTGGTTCAAGTGCAGCTTTTTAATGCTTGACAAATGATGTTAGACCTAGTATAATGGTCTTTAATAATTGGAGTATATAATGGATTTAAATAGAGATGGTGATGGGTTTCTCATCAATACAAGTGATTGGTCAGAAGAAGTCATGTATGAAATGGCAAAATCTGATGATATGGAAATCACACCAGAAATCAAAACTTACATAGACAAAGCAAGAGAAATGTACAGCGCTACAGGTACAGTTCCTGCTGTTAGGAATTTTGCAAAAGAGTTTGGGATGGATAGAAAGGCAAGTAAATTGTATGATATCTTTAAAGCAGGCCCAATGAAGAAAATTGCAAAGTATGGTGGTTTACCAAAACCAACAGGATGTGTATAGTGGCTGAAAATACAAACACAGTACATACACCAAAAACTTTTAGCTTAGAAATAGAAAAGATTGCATTTGATAAAAGATGTACTCATCTAGAGGCAATAAGCATTTATTGTGAAAAGATAGGTATTGAACCAGTAACAACTGCAAAACTATTAACTAAAAGTCTAAAGGAAAAGATAGAGGCAAATGCCAGAGAATTGAATTACCTACCGAAAGTTGCAAAACTTGAAGGTATATAAAAAAAGACTTGACAAGTCTTGCAACACCTGTTATAATGGTGTATAAATAGAATTGCAATAATGCATTTGCCGATATGACTATCCGAGGCATAAAATTAGTTATTAATATATTAGGGTGAGATTTACCAAAAAACTAAATCTACCGCTAATCAACTAGGAGAAGACAATATGTTGTTAAAACATAAAGATGTAATGGGTAAAATTAATTTGGAAGAAATTCCAAAACCAAGTTTCCCCACACTCGCCACAGTAAAAATAAAAGAAACAATACGTTTGAAATTTGATGATATTTTCATAGAAGATGATTATAACAATACTATCAAAATAAATGGCCAAGACATGAGTCATGTAGAAGACTTAAGACTGTCCTTTAGTGAAGGTGTTGATTTGAATCAAGAACCACCTTGTGTCATTAAAAGAAAAACAGAGAATAGTTCTTACGAACTAGTTTATGGCTTTGGTCGTTCACTTGCTTTATTAGAATTAGGAGTAAAGGAATGGTACTTTACAGAAATAGAAGCAGATGAAGATAGTATTGATGATGTAAGAGCCATCGAGAATGAACCATTACCAAAACTTAATAATAGTGAACAACAGTTAAAAAGATTTCTTGCTAAAAAAGTAGAAAAGAAACTTTTAAAAAATACTGAAGATGCCTTGAGAAAGAAATTGAATGAAGTAGCTCCCCATAGAAAGAAGCAATCTAAAGATAGAATAATCTCATTTGCTATGGAAGACATTGGAACACCACAAAAGTATGCTTTTTATAATCAATCAAAGTTTAACTTGTGGTTAAAAAATAATTGTTCAAATACTTACAGTACAGGTAAGCTTGATGAAGATAGAGATATGTATGGATATCTTGTTAAAGCAGGATATCAGTATAGATTTGTTATGAATGCTATAAAACATTTTGCTAAAACAGGTAAACACTCATACTGTATAGCACATGTAGGAGCTCCTTCAGAAAATAATTCAATTCCTCAACAAAGAGCAAAGTTCAGAAAAGAGTTGGGAAGTTTATTGGAAAATTTAAAGACCTGTGGGATGAAGTCAGACTTTATTCATATTGAAGGTGCATTACCTCAAGAACATGGTATTGACAATTGGAAACAGTTAGTTCAATTTTAATTTATGCAACCAATTGATGCTTATTTAATGTATTGTGCTATGAAAGCACATTTCGATAAGACTGACTATGACTTTGTAAAGTATTCTGGGAAAACCAGAGTATCAAGAGATTCATTCTATAAAAGAAATGACCGAATCTTTTTTGTTAAATTGACTCGTAAGTATAAAAGTAAAGAAGATGTACAAGACTACTTACTTGCCAATTTTTTAATACATCCAAAAGGTTGGGTGGGCAAATTTGAAGAAGAAAACTATATAGGTTGGAAAAAGAAAATACAAAGTCTAAGTTATACATTTAAATCTGAAGTTGAATCTATATTAGATAAAGATTTAGTTGCAGTTTCTACTAATAAGCATCCTAAGTTGTTAAAAGAATATTTGGGTAAAAGAGTATCACTAGAAAGTTTGGTGATACTCAACTCAATATTACAATTTGATAAAGTATGGAATAGTAAACTTGTTGAAGATTATGTATGGAAAGATGTGTATAAACTTATGAATGATTATACATCATTTCTTAAATTTGACACTAAGAGTTTTAAGTTAATATTAAAAGGATTGATGGTATGAAAAAAATCAGACAGTTAGATATGGAATTAGCTGGTGGTTGTAATTACTCATGCCAAATGTGTCCACAAGGTTTTGAAGGTGGTAGAGAAAAAGAATTTAAGAAAGTATTGAAGTGGGATAACTTTGTAAAGATTTTAGACAATGCTATGGAACATGGTGTTGAATCTGTAAGTATACATGGTGGTGGTGAACCCACATTAAATAAAGACTTTATTAAATCTATAAAATATATCAAAGATAGAAATCTAAAATGTGTAAGTTTTAGTAATGGGTATACACTCAACGACAAACTAATAGAAGAAATTGCAAATAGTGGTCTTGATATTTTTCGTGTATCGTGTATAGGTTACAATAGTGAAACTTATCAAAAATGGATGCCAACAAAAGTTAAGAAAGATAAGTCAGATAGATATCTAACAGTCAGAGAAAATGTTCGTAAACTTGTAGAAGCATGTAAGGGAACAAACACAGAAATACATGCCAATCATTTAATCATTGATATCAATCAAAAAGATTATGAAGTTGAACAGTACAGAAAGAACTGGGTAGATGTAACTAACACTCAATCAGAAATATGGATGATGCATAACTGGTCTGGTGAGTATACAAAAGTTTATTCAAGAAGAAAAGAAGAAAGGAGAACCTGTGGTAGACCAATGGCGCCAATGTTACAAGTCAGAGCAGGTGGTTTAGAAAAAAGACAAGGTGGTGTAGTTGC